CAAGCGCAGCAAGAGCGCCCGGTTCGCGATCTGAATTCGCGGCCTCCGTTACCCCCTAGTGGGACCGCGATAGGGGCCGGGCTTCCTGGCCGCACAGAAGGAGCCCGGCCCCGCTGTCACGCACAGTCACGCGGTAGTCACGCGTTTGTCTGGCTTTAACAAAATCAATGAGTTAAGTCACGCGGCGCGTGGTTAAAACGTATAGGTAATGTCGGCCAACACAGGCTTAGAAGTCACTTAAAGCTCGGAAGTCATTGTGTCTGTTATGTCTGCTAAACCAGACACACTCCCTTCACACGGGAGGGGTCGCAGGTTCGATCCCTGCATCGCCCACCAAGATAACTCTCTGAAATCTAAGCCGAATTTGAACCCCTCTCGGGTGTCTGGCAAAGTTGTCTAGTCACGCGGCGCGTGACTAACCTCTAGTTGTATCCTGTAGCGTTTGTATGAACGCGTCGACTTCCTCGTCTGTCACGGGGCGCACTCTCTCCGTGCGTTGGTTGATGATTGTTTGAGGGGCAGCGCCCCAAAAGAACTCGCCCGATGACACGATGTAGGCGTCGATCCGGCCTTCGTTGTCGCCGTACTCCGTCTTCAGGCACAGCTCGCCATCAGCCGATACGAATAGGCCGATAGGGCATTCAGCAAGCGTCGTCTCAGGCATGCGTCTCTCCCTCAGATGTGCCCGGTGCGCACCATCACCTTTGACGTGCGGGCGTGGCTGCGCGAGCCGGTCATTCGCTGCTCAACGATTGGGCTCTTGTACCGGAGCGCCTTGTTGCGGAGCGCGGTCTGCGCGATCCCGCCCCAAGCCTCGGGTGTGTGAGCCCGGAGCCCCTGCGCTTCCGCCATGAAACGGATTTGTTCGAAGATGCCTTCCCAGCCCTCGGGCAGATTGTAGATTAAGTCGCGCAAGGCGCGCTTCCAGGCTGGGCTGGCGGCGGCAAGGACTTGGTCAATGGCTTCGTCGCGGGCGATCTCGCCGTTTATCGTCGCCAGACGAATGTGAGGCTGCGACGCCATTTTGCATCACCCAATTAGTCGTGCACCGCGACTTCCCAGTCTTGGGCCAGCAGGTCAGGCGTTGAGGCATTCCAACCGGGCTGGCGCACGCCTTGCGCGTTGAACAGCACGAGATACGCTGCGACTTGGTATCGCTCGCCGTCGCCCTTGGGTCGCGGATAAGCCTCCGTGTGGGCGTCTTCCATGTAGACATGCATATCTTTGCCATTCCATCCGGCGCGGCGAATAGATTTGCTTTCTCGCAACCACGCGATTGCCTGTCCAATGTCAGCCATTTTCATTCTCCAAATCTTGCGCGGCTTTACCGAGTTTCACCGGGTGACAACTCACTAACGAAGGACCGGAACTCGATCTTGTAGCGCCTTCAAACGCTCGCCGGGTGGCCGCGCGCCCGCTGCGGGGAGATCCCCTCCTTCGTCAGTTAGATGAAATTGAAAACGAGGCGCGAGCGCCCGTCACGAGTGTCGACGCGAATGGCGGCTTCGATCACCCGGTTCGCCTCCTCGGGCGTGATGACGAGCCCGCCGGCCATTGGAACCGCCCTGATCTGTTTCTTGTCGACGAGGGCGTAGATACGCTGTCGCGGCACGCCGAGACGGGCGGCGAGGCCCCCAATCGAGAGGGGCTGCGTGATGCGCTCCAAGGGCGCGGCGGACTTACGTTGGGCGGCAGGCATAGGCGGGTTCTCCTTGTCTCTTAATTAGTGATTGTGTCTGGTCGTGTCAAGTTTGTCTTGCGTCAAACTGGCTCCTCGTCGGCGGACGGAAACGGGATTATCGTAGCGCTCGCCGGCCTCGGGAGGTTCTTCCACAGCGCAATGATTTCGGCGTGGGTCATGGTGCTCCATTCGCGCCCGCCCGGGGCCTTCTCGCCCAAGAGCCACAACCGGCCCGAATGCGTCCCGTCGGCGACCAGACCTGCGAGGTGAGGCGCTTTCGGATCGACCCTGAGACGGCGCACGCCCGTTTTGCGCCGCTCCATGTCGAGGAGCCACGTTCGCACGATTTGCGACGACGGCTTGTTCTTGACTTCGTGGGCGACGTGATCGGCGATCTCGCCTTGCGTCGCCACCAGAACAGCAAAGGGGCCTTTACCTTCCTGCGCGTCGGCCAGAAGCTCTTCCAGCCCCGCCAACGCCGGGTGGATGTTCAAGTGCTCCAATTCGGTTTTGTCGTCGCTCGACGGCGCGACGCCGCCGATGAACTCCTGCTTCTCGGCTTCGGTCAGGGCGTAGTGAAGCAGGTAGGAAGCGGCCAATTCGTCGCCGCCTTGTTTGAGCCACGCCCAAAGATTTTGGTAGTAATCGGGGGGTTCAGCTTTGGCGTCGCGGCGATTGACGACATGCACGCGGCGCTGGCCGCGCTCCAAGTAGAGCGGGTTTTCCTCGTTGGAGAACAAGATCACTGCGACCCGGTTCGGGATCTCGTAGGGGTGCATGTGCTTTTTGTTGATGGTCAGCGTCTCCGGCGGACGCGCCAACAGCTCTTTCAGGCGCGTGCCTACGTCATGCGCGGACGTGAAACCGTAGTCCGACTGGCGTGTCTCGCCGACGATCAGGAGCTTGGTTTCGACCACGCCGTTGAACGGCTCCGAAAGCTTAAAAATCAGCGTTTCTTTCCAATTGCCGTCGCCAACCGCCAGCTTGACCGGCTGCACCAAGGTGTCTTTGCCGAACCCCTGGAGAGACATGATCAGAAAGTGCCAGTTCGGCTTGCACTCCGGGTGCTGGGCGGCAAACGCGCACCATTTGATGAACCGCTCGGCCTCAAAGCGTGAACCCATGACGAACTCGACGTGATCGAGCCACGGCTTCACCTGCGCCGCCGTCGCCATCAGCGTCCCGTGGGTCGTGGGCCGCCAGAGGTTGAATACCGGGAGCGACGAATTGCTTGACGGGATCATCACCAAGTCTCCAGGCGCGTAGAGGACGCCGCGCGTTCGACGCTTCGCCGCTTGGGCGAGAAACAGATCGGCGACCGAGGGGAGCCGTCCCCGGTGGCCCGGGCGCAGCTCGCGCGTGAGCGTCTTCGCCAGATGCGCGTTGTCGTCAGAAAACGCTTGCCGGGAGACGACATCGCGGGTCTCCACGTCGATGAACCCCTGCGACCGGCAATAAACCCAGTGCTCTTCGAGCATGTCCCAAGCCGGGGTCTTGGTCTGGAGCGCGGGGTCTTCGGGGTCGAGATCGGGAAAATCTTGCCCGGTCGCAGGCACGAGCGAGCGCACGAGCTTGATGAGGCCAATGTCGCCATATCTGAACCCGCTTTGCGAGAGCACGCTTTTCCAGACGCTCTCGGAAGTCTGGCCGTGCTGCGCCCGTCCGTCCGACCATGAAAGCCAAAGATCGAGCGCCGCAGGCGTGGCGGCGAGGGCCGCGCCGAGAAACGCCGCCAGGGCGTAGGCGACCCTTGTCCAGTTGTCGTAATTGTCGAGCCAGCGATCAATGTCGTTGGGCAGTTCCCCAGGAGGCACGTCGCGGTTCGGGATCTCGTCGAGGAGCGCTTTGGCCTCGGCGATCTTGGCGCTGGGATCTATCGATTTCGCGCCAGGCGCAGACGCCGTCGCAGACACGGGCGCAGACACGGGCGGGGGCGGCGGCCCGTCGAGCACCCAGCCCAGAGTTTTCGCTTCTCGGACAAACTCATCGAAAAAATTATCGAGCTGGTCGACGCTCACAACCGGGATCTGATCCAAGCCTTCAAGCGCGCGGCTCCAGACGTATGGGCCACGCGTGCCGGGATGCACGCCCGCGATCACGGCTTGCTTGCTCGACGCGAGCAACTGAACCTCGGTCGTCAGGACGCCGTTGCGGAATTTGAACGACCTGTTTGCGACCGGCGCGCCGTCGCCGACAAAATCGACCGCCCGCACGAAGAAGGCGTCGCGCTCGTGCTTGGGTGCGACCACGTAGCGTCGGAGGGGTTCAACTCCGGTGTACGTCAGCAAGAGCGCCCGGAAAATTCGCGAGAAAATCTCGCCCTGGTCGTTGTCGACGATGAACCAACCGCCGCCCGCGACAAAGCCGACATTTGCGCCCCATTCGTCGCGCCAGAGCTTCGCGGTGGCGTAGTCGGCGCAACGAAATTTCGGATTGTTCACGTCAACGCCGACCCAGCCCGACGGGGTGAGCTTTCCCGGGGCTTTGCCTCGGTCCTTGGGGTGGATGCTCGAGCTGGGCGAGATGTCGCAGTCAGGCGGCGTCACAGGCACCAGGCGCGGGCCAAAATTCAGGTCGTAGAGCTGGATCGCGTCGTACTGGAGCTTCAAGTCGGGCATGGGCGCAGCCCTTTCGCGTGGCGGCGGATCTCGCTGATTGCGTTTCGTAGACCGCTGGCCGAGCGGCTGGTTCGGGGCGCGACTTGGATCAGCTTTCGCCCGGCGCATGACCAGTAGACCATCAGGTGTCTGCGCTTGTCGTCGACCTCGTCGATCACGCCCCCGTTGCGCTCGATCTCCACGAGGATCGCGTCTAGGTACATGTTTCGTCGGCTCATAGCTTGCCGTACCTCTCGCTGATCCCGCCCGCGCACGAAAGCGGCATGCCCCGCGCCCATGTCGGGACCACGCTCATCGCCAGCTTCATTCCGAGGAAGAGTTCGTATGCGTCGTCGCCTTCCTTTGTCATCGCGACGATCTCGTCATGGACAGTGGTCAAAAGCGTGTCTGGGAACTCGTTCTCCAGACTGACCATCGCGTCGGCCAGCAGGTCGCGCGCGATGGCCTGCGTCGCGTTCTCGACCAGCTTGCCGCCGTAGGTGTCCAGCTCGCACCATTGGCGCGTGTACTGGTTGACGCCCCAGTAGATGATCCGCCCGCCTTCGATCCGCGCGTTGCGGTAGACGAGGCGTCGCCCTGACGGCAGTTCCATCAAGAGCGCGCCCGCGAGCCGCCCCTTCGGATCGCCCATGCGAAAGCTCAGTTTCCTGAGATAGAACGTCTCGCCGGGGCGGGTGATCGCTTGTTTCGCGTAAGCTTCAAGCGCGTGCCACAGAGCCACGATTGGCGCATTCGCCCGCCGAAACGCGTTGACCGCGTCGCGGGCTTCCTGAACGGTCAGGTGAACCCCTGCCTTCTCCGCCGTCTCCCAAAACTTGTTCGGGCCCATGCCGTAGCCACACGCGAGGCGCAGGACCTTGCCCAATTGCCGGTTGGTCGAGCCGATGCTCGCCGCCGTGAATGTGTAGACATCCTCGTGTCTGCGGAACACATCAAGAAGCGGTTCGAATTCGGCCAGCCAGGCGAGCACGATGGCTTCAATCGCGTGGTAGTCGCAGACGACGAGTTTGAACCCCTCGGGCGCTTTGAAGACGCCGCGCAGGCACGAAGACACGACATCGAGGGGCCGACCGAACAAGAGGCGTAGACTGTCCGCGTCCATGCCCTTGAGGATTTGCTCGATGGCTTTGTCGACGTGCTTGACGACGGGGCGAGGAAAATTCTGGATCTGCGGGCCTCTGCCGGCCCAGCGCAGCGTGCGCACCGCGCCGCCGTACTGCACGAGATTTCGGGCGCGATCATCGTCCTGCGAATATTCGTTGATGGCGGTGAGTTTCGCCGTCGAAGTCTTGGACGCTTCGGAGCGCAGCAGGAGCACGTCCTGGGTGTCCGGGGAGAGTTTGAAAAATTCCGGCGAGCCGATGAAGCCGGCAAGCGTGTCTTTGGCCAGCGAGGCGTGCGGGTATCCTCGCGAGCGCACCCACTCCAAAAGCTTCACGTTCTGCGTCGCGCCATTGACCTCGCCGTTGGTGATCCGGCGGATCTCGGCGTTGAGACGGAGCAGTTCTTGCAGCGTGATCGCTTGCAACGCGACGAGCAGCTCGCGATCAACGGGGAGCCCGCGCTGGTTCATGCGCTGGTCGACGAGCCAGATCTCGCGCTCCCGGGGCGGCATGCGCGGGATGCGCAGATGAACGTCGCGCTCGGCTTCAACGTCGGCGAGATTGTAGGCGATCAGTTGGTTGAGCTTGACCGGGTCCTCGCGGTGCCACCAGATCGGTTTATGGTTGGCGTCGAAGCGCCGGGGCCTCGCCATGCGTTTCATCACGGCGTAGCCGGCCTTGTCTTTGACGTGCGGCGAGCCGACCGCTCGCGAGGCGTCGTCCAGGCTCATGGGTAGGCCGGCGCAGGCCGCCGCCGCCATCGTGCAATAGAACCGCTCGATGGGCAGCGCCGGCCAGTTAAAACGGGGAACGCAGATGTTGTTCCAGACCGCCCACTCGAAGGCGGCGTTCCACGCGTGGATCTCTGCCCCATTGCGGACAACTTCAAGCAGACGGCATTCGTGCGCCTTGGCGGCGACAACTTCGGGACGCGCCGGATCAACAAGCATCGGGTCCAGAAGGTCGAAGCCGATGAAATACGGCAGATCGTGGTTAAGCGCGAACCCGGCCAGGATCGGCACGGTGTCTGGATGCTTCGTCCACACGTCCGCGCCGACCTCGGTCAGGTCGAGGACGCCCGCCAACTCGAAATCGAGGCTGACGACCGTCGCGCCCATCACAGCGCCTCGATCTGGGCGGCCAGCGCTTCTGCGTTGCGCCAGTCGTTCTGGCCTTGACCTTTTCGGCGCGCGGAGTAGGACCACGCTATGCTGTCGGCTGAGTGAAGATGGTCGCGGATCGCCTCGACCTTGAGGCTCGTCACTTTCAGTCCGAACCCATGCAGCCTGAGATCCGGGCGCTCGGCGTGAATGGCGTTCAGAACGGCCAGAACGGCCCCGGGATCGCCGTTGCGCTTACAGACGCTTCCGACGCCTACCCACATGCCGGGTGTCAGTCGGCGGCTATAAGCGTGAACATGCGCAGCGTAGTCGGCGGGGTCGTAACCCTGGAGCACCGGCATCACAGTGACGCCGTTGAGGTCACAGGCCAGAAGCTCGTCGTAACGCTCAATCGTCAGGCGTTGATGATTGGCGACCGTCAGCCCGGTCTTCGCCAGCATGACCGGCTCGCACATGTAGTCTTGGGCGACAGCTGCGACGAGGTTGGGCGCGGCCCAACGGCGAATGTGCGCGGCGTAGGCCGCTGGCGGTTCGGGATAGCCGCCGTGGCGAGCAAGCGTAGTGAATGCCCCGCTGTCCATGATCCAGGGGGCGTCGGTGAACTTGCTCTTGCGCCCCCGTGGGCCAGTCAGGCGGGTGACGCTGACGAACACCGGACCCAGCCGCTTTGCGTCGGACGGTTGATGGATGCCGACGAAAAAGCGCAGCGCGCCCATCACGCCCTCCTGGCGAGGCGTGGGCGGTAGACCAGCGGCGGATTGCAGAGCGCGTGGTGCTCGGCGCAATAAGGCGAGCCCGCTTGCTTGGGCTTGGCGCAGAACCAATGGTCGCCGCGCGCAGTCCCTGAAATCACCGCATAACGGCAGTGATGCGCTTCAAGCTCGAACACACGGAGCGGCCCGCTCCTGGGCCGGGCAGGCACGAACGCGAGCACAGACACGGGCTCGGGCGGCGCTTTGGGCTTGCGCGGGACTTGTAGCCCTCGTTCTGGAAAGCGCGGATCGCCCTTTAGACGCGCCGAGCGCGCCATACCGCACACCGAGTTCTTCGGCATGTTGAGACGCCGCCCGATCTCGGCGGTCGTGACTTTGTCCGCCCACAGCGCCGCAATGCGAGCGAGGTCGTCCTCGGTGTATTTGCCCACCGGGCCGCTCACAGCCGCTCTTCGACCAAGTGCGCGCCGCCGGCTACGTCCGACCAGTGATCCTTGTGGTTCGGATCGCCGGAGAGAATGCGCGCGACCTTGGTGAAGACGCCTTCCAGCGCCTCGCGTTGCACGTCGGTGAGCCTGGAGCCCCAGTTGGGCGTGTTGCGCGCCAGATCCTTGAAGCGTTGAGCGATCAGCGCGGTGGCGTCGAAATTGCCGTGCGTGTGCTCTCGCGCGGCAAGCAACGGGTGGCGCGGCTCGGGAGCTAGTGGGCGACGCAGCGCCTGCTCGATGGCGCGCACGCTCTCGACGCCGACCGCGCGAGGCAGAGACACGGGGGCGTACTTCTCGGCAAGCCGCCGCGTTTCCGTCTCGGGGAAGATCTGGCCTGCGTCGTCGTCGAACATGCCGTCCTTGACTTTGTCGTCCATGTGTTTTCTCCGTCTGTCGTGAAACAAGACACGGGCGGCGAGGCCGCCCGCGCTTTTTGCCGGTCAGATTTGCTTGGGCGGCATCCTGTCCGCGATCACATCAAGAATTTCGTAAAGTTCGCTGATCCGCACGGCGATATGGTCGAGCTTCTCCCCGATCAATTTCGCCGCATCGTTGACAGTGTTGCTCAATGCAAGAATTGCATCGATCTCATCTTTGGGATGCTCTACCGACATCAGACCAGCTCTTCGCTCTCTTCGTCGTCGGGGAAGCTCTCGGACGCCGCCTTGCGACCGTCAAGGCGTTTGCCGGGGCGCAGGAACTGCACGCTGTCCAGGAACAGACCACAGCCTTTGTTGCCGCCCTGGTCGTAAGCGAAGGGCCGCACGTTGGCGCGCACCAGCCAACCGGCCCAGAACTCGGTCCAGTCGATGATGTCCTGCTTCTGGGCGTTCACTGCGCCGGGCTTGTCTTTCGACCACGGCGAAATGAACACGTCGCCCGCCTTGTAGCCGTCATAGACACCGGCTTTCTCGGCTCCATCGTGGAAGGGCGAGCGCAGGCCCGGCGGCAGCTTCGAGGGCCAACGCTCCTTGAGCGCCGCGTCGATCCCCTGCTGGAGCGTCTTGAATTCGGGACGCGCTTGCTGGGCCTTGTCGAAGATCAAGGTGAGCGAAAAACGCGGCTCGCCGCCAACGACGACAGGGCGAGCCTTCTGGAGATTGAGAAAGCTCGCGGTGCCCGGAGGCGTGAGAATAGAAGTCGTAGCCATGACAAAGTCCTTTGTGTCTGCGAAGTCCTTTGGGTCTTCGGGTGAGCACCAGACGAACGGCCCTTCACGGGCGAGCCCGGCTGGTCGAAGCGTCTCGACGATGAAACCGAATAGGTTGAATTTGTGCCGTGGCGCATGCGCCGCGAGCAGGGCGAAAGACAAAGCGCCAGGTTCGCGCCGAAACGAACGGACGGCGGCATAGAACATCTTCTCGGAAGCAGCACGCTCATGCTCAAGCTTGACGCGCTCACGCTCGGCGGCGAGCCCCTTCGCGGCGGCTTCAAGCATGCCGGGATCATGCGGCGCGGGCTCGAAGGGCAGCGACATTAGGTGCTCAAGCGAGAGGGACTTGGACTGATCCATCAGACAATTCCTTCTTCGTCGAGTTCAGGGTCATAGTCGGGAAAACTGTCAATCGAGCGTTGCAATTTTAGACGCCGGTAAGCCGGGCACTCGCGGCTTGCGGCGCAAAAATAACAATGGTTGCCCGCCACGAGAGACAGATCGCGCCCGCGCACGATCCGCTCGATGGAGGGCTTCAGGACGGCGTGCGTCCAATAAAGCAGCTCGCCGACCGAGATCGTCCACGAACGCACCGGATCGCCTCCAGCGCGAGGCTGCACGATCAGCACGCAGACACTCTCGATGGACGCGGCAAGTTCCGGTCGCTCGCGCATGAGACGCCCGAGAACGCCCACGGCGTAGCAGAGCATCTGCGTGTTGCCCTCGGGCTTGACCGCTTTGCCGCGCCCGTATTTGAAGTCGACGATGTAGAGCGTGACCGCGTCGCACGCGGCGAAGTCGGTGGTTCCGAATACCTCCTCGATCACCACAGCCGTGGGCCACAGCCAGCCCAGAGACACCTCCTCCTCGACTATGCGCCAGTGCGAGTAGTCGGATATGCGTGCCGTGGTGGCCGCAAAAAGAGACACCGCGTTCAGCATCTCCTGCGTGACCTCGATCTCCTCCCCTTCGACCATGAATTTCATGCCCTCGGTCCACGGCACCGCGTTGAGCTTAAGCGCCGCCTCGCAGAGCGCGTGCGCCAGCGTGCCCTCCTTGGCGGCAAAGCCCACGGTCTTGGGCGGGTGTTTCGCCCATTCGGCGGGTGCGCCCAGACACGTCAGCCAGATGTCGCTGGACGACGGGCCCAGGCGCGCGTGGCGCTTGGCGTCCGCCATCAGACTACAGGCAGGCCAGCCGCTTGCACCAGATCATAAAGCGCGGGCCGGTGTTCGTCCAAAGCGTTCATTACGAAAGCGAGGCCGGTCGTGTCTTTGAACGTCGGCAGGAGATCAAGGATCTTCTTCGAACCCTCCCCTTTCTGCGCCAGCCGTACTGCGTTGGTGACAATGGCCTTGAGCGTGTCTAGCGGCGGGAGATCCGGCGGCGGCGGCGGAGCTGCGGGCTCCGGGGGCGCTGGAGCTGGTGGCGCAGCCGCAGACACGCGCGGAGCCCGGGGGGCTCTCGTTCGCTTCGCCGGAGGTTCGGGAGCCGTCGGCTCGGGCTCGGGATCTGCGCCGTTGCCCTTGGCGTGCTCGGCGTCCTCGGCTGCGTCCTCGGCGTCGATCCGTTCGCAGGCTTCGGCTTCGGCCTGCACCGCCTCGGCGTCCAGGGGAGCGCCCAGCCACGAGGGTGGCTTTTTCTGTTGCAACGCATAGTTCAAGACGAGCCGCAGCAGCTCGTCCTCGTTCTCAGCTTCAAACGATAGAAAGACTTTAGTCATTTGTCATAGCCCTGCCTCGTCCTCACTTGCAACCGGAGCTGAGGACGTTTCCGGTGTTTCCCCCCTGGACCGCAATCACTCCGCGTTTGGGAAGACGTACTCGGTTTTCTCCTCCTTGATTGGCGTTCCATCGACGACTTGGGCGATGTCCCGGGTCTTGCGGGCGACAATCGCCATCAGCCGGGCGTCGAGCGTGCCCGGCAGCAAGACGAACCGCGCCAGCACCGGGTGTCTCTGGCCTTTGCGGTGCGCGCGGGCGATAGCCTGGTGGTTCTTGGCAGGCACCGGGGAGGGTTCAGCCACGATCACGTTGTGCGACGCATGCAACGTGATCACTTCGCCCGCCGCCTCGATGGCAAGAATGATCAAGCGTCGGCGCCCGTCGTTTTGGAATTGCTCGATGGCGATGTCGCGCGCGCGCATGGGCGTGCCGCCGTGGATCACCAGCGGCGAGTAAGGCTTGAGGCGCGCGGTCAGCCCGTCGATCACTTCCCGGTGGTGCGCGAACACGATGATCTTGTCGTCCTCGGCGTCGTCCAATTCGTCGGCGACGAGCTGGGCGACGCCTTCGATCTTGGCGCGTCCGATCAGACGGCGAACAGTCGAGAACGCGACGCCGCCGGCTTGCACGGCGGCGAGAAGCGCGTCATCTTCGAGCGTGTCTTCGAACCCCTGCTCGCGCAGGTCAGACATGGCGGCAGCCAGCTCGATGCGCAGGCTCTTCTCGATGGGCGTGTCTGGCGGCAGCAGGTAGTCGACGATGCGCAATTCGGGCATGTCGAGGATCACGTCCTTCAGGCGCTTGCGATCAATGCGCATTGATGCGCCCCGCCAATTCGTGGGTGTTGCGCCCGCCGCGAATGCGAACGCCATAAGGCGTCTGCTGGGTGACGCAGAAACGGTCGGTGAACACGCTCTCGGTCATCACGCCAAACCCTTGGAGAATAATCGTGTCTGGCGCGAGCGCGTGCAGGTGGGTCCAGAACTCCGCCGGGTGGTTCAACAACGGCGTGCCGGTGAGACACCAGATGTGCTTGGCGTTTTCAAGCGGCGAGCCCTTGAGGTCAGTCTTGGGACCGTAGATTGCCTTGGTGCGCTGGGCGCTGGAATTCTTGAGGTAATGCGCCTCGTCGATAAGCACCACGTCCCAACGCTCCTCCAGCGTGGCGTTGATGACGCCGACGTTGGGCCGCGCCCGGGAGTACGGGATGATCCGAACCCCTCCCCCGGCGGCGAAGCCGTAAGGTTTGAGGGCGCTGAAGCTATTCAGCACTCGGATGTCCTGGATGTCGCTCCAATCCTCGAAGTGCTGCCGCCAGACGGCGGTGCCAATTGGAGGACAGAACACCAGGATGCGCGCCGCGCTGGCCAACAGACACGCGCGCACGCTGGTTGGCGTCTTGCCGACGCCCGGATCCCAGACCAGCATCGCCCGGCGTGACTGCGCCAGGAGCTTCGCCCCCTCCTGCTGGAAGGGCATGAGTTCGAGGTCGCGGTTCATTGACGCGTCGCCCCGCGAGCTTCGGCGGCGTCCTGCTCCCACATGTCGTTGATCTGTTCCTGCAACAGCGTACAGAACTGGAGATGGCTGATCGCCAGCTTCTTGATGTCGCCTTCGGCGTCCATCACGAGCGCTCTGGCGCTTGCGGTGATCAGCACCGGCATGACATCGTCCACAGACTGGTGGTGAAGCAGTTCGGACATGACGTTGAACAGGTCTTGGGACTTGGTCATACGAATTTCGCTCCCGTCTCGGTGTCGTGGGCGAACCGCGCCAGCAAGAGAGCGTCCGCGCGCCCGTGATGCTTTTTCAGGCCAAGCATCTTCGCCATGCCGGGGTAGAGCCGGATCGCCAGCTCTCGCGAAGCGTCCTTCGGTTGTCCTGTCAGGCGGAAATGTGTCTTCCATCTTGAAGGCGTTACAAAAGAGACAGGAACGTCCAAACCTCCGGCGACGCCGATGCACACGCCGTAGGCGGCCCCGAACGTGAACACGCTGGCGACGCCCTGGCCCGGTCGGGAGGCAACTTTCTCGATCACCATGAGTTCAGGCTTGTGCATGCTAAAGATCGAACCCAGTTCGACGGCGCTCAAAGCTTTGGCGAACCTCGGAAGCTCGCCCATGTCGATGACCTCGCCCTGCTTCCCAAGCACCGCGAAAGCCCCGTTCACGCCGGGGTCTATCGCGAGGATTTTCGAGCGTGGATCGGGCGTCATCGCGCTGCCATGTCCGTCAAAACCGGAAAGTTTGTCCTAGTTGTCGGACCTTGCCAGACACTCACGGTTCCGTCAACGATCTCCTAACAGTTTTGTCCGATCCTGTGCATAATTTCTTCGGTTGGTTGAAATCGTTGACGTTTTGCCATACGATGGTTGTGGACGAATATAACCACAGCACACTTTTTGTAGGGAAAAATACCTAAATCATCATTGTTTGTCTTGACATGTTTTGTAACGCGGTGTCTTGTGTCGTGACAAAGTGTCCGATCCTGTCAAATAAATAATGCGTGATAGGCGCTAACTGATCTAGGGAGTTGACGCGTAAGGGCCGCCACAGGGAGCACTGAAAATTATGAGAGCACCAACCAGAAGACTACCGCCAGCGCCAGCGGGCGCAGCGGGACGAACCCGCACCATGCAGATGGAGCTGGATCAGTTCGCTTCCAGACTACAGCACTTTCGCACCGAAAAAGGCTGGTCGCAGTCAGACCTCGCTCGCGAGGTTTGGGGCGAAATAGAAACCAAAGCAGGACGAAAGGTCGCGAAGAACCGCGACCGGATCTCGACTTACGAAATGGGGAAAAGTTGGCCCGATCCACACAACCTAATGAAGATCGCGGAGAAGCTTGGCGTGTCGCCAGAGGAACTAGCACCCGACATCACGGCGGCGACAGTCGACAGACAGAACCCCGAGATCGCACTGGTGGCAGTCGCGGGGCACCACGACAAAGTGCATCTAAAAGTCAACAAGCTGGTGTCGATGAACATCGCGACAATGATTATGCAGCTTCTCGACTACGCGAATTTAGTGAACCACGGTCAAGCCGATCCGCACGATGCTCCTCAATTGCACCTCCCCGACAAAATCAAGGTGAGGCAGTTGGGGCTCTCCAAAGCTGCTTCTTGACCGACATCGAAGCTGGCGCACTGGTCAAGCGCAACGCCGAAACGGTCGCCCGTTGGCGTCGGTGCGAAGGTCTGCGCTTCGTCCCGGGACGCCCGTGCCTCGTCGAACTCAAAGACTTTCTCGACTTTTTGGAAGCACGCAAATGCACGAAGCACAAACATCACCTTACAAGCTCGCCCTCAACCGCAACGAGGTTTGGGAAGTCCGCTGGAGCGAGCGGAGCGGCAAGCGATGGATCGTCCGCACTTGGAGCACGGGCTCGCGAGAGCGCACTGAGGCGGACGCTAAGGCGCAAGAGTTTTGGGACGCCAAGCATCTCGTCGTAGCTCACACAGGTGCAACGCGCGTGCGCGAGTGCGTCGAAGGGTACTTGCGCGCCGCCGAGAACGGCAAGGGCGTAGGGCCCACCCAACGCTGGTCGCTCAAGCCGGTGGCTGACTTGCTTGGGCACAAAGCTGTCGTTAGCATGGGCAGCGAAGATATCGAGGACTACCGCGAGCAGCGCAGACGGCGTGGCATTAAGACAGGCACCATCCGGCGGGAGCTAGGGGCGTTCGTCGCCGCGCTCAATTGGGCGGCGAAGCAGAAAACTCTCGGGATCACCCGCAACGATCTTCCCAGCGTCGAGCTGGGCGCAGCTTCAGAGCCTCGTGTGGTCTATCTCGACCGGGAGAGCGAGCGCGACTTCTGGCAGCGGGCGCTGGCAGACACGACAAGCGCAGGTGAACTCTCCCGTGTCGCGAGGTACGTGACCCTGGCGCTGGGCGCAGCGCAACGCAGCGAGGCCAACCTCGATCTCACCTGGGACCGCGTGTCATTCGAGCGCGGGCTGATCGACTTTCGGGTGCCTGGCGCGGTCGCCACCAACAAGCGGCGGGGCGTGGTGCCTATCGCCGACCGGCTTCTCCCCGTGTTGGAGCGCGCCCGCCAGGAGAGCATTGCCAGAGGCGAACCCTTGAGCGCGCTGGTGTGCGGACCCGGCGCAATCAGAAAAGCGTGGGAGACGTGGCTTGGCAAGACGCCATACAAGCACATCCATCCGCACGATCTGCGCAGGACGTGGGCGAGCCTCGCAGTGCAAGCCGGCGTGCCCATCTACGAGGTCGCTTCGGTCCTCAATGACGACGTGGCGACGGTCGAGAAGCACTATGGCGTGCTTCGCCCTGGGCATTTAAAGTCCGCCATCAACGCGGTGTAGGAGAACCCCCCGTGAGCGATCCCGCAACCAAAGACGATCTCGATCAACTCGAACAGCGCCTAGAGCAGCGCATAGACACGAACCTCGCCGGGCTCCGACAGTGGATGGTCGAGCGCGAGGTCCAGTCGATCCGCTGGTTCGTCGGCACCCAGGTGACTTATTTCGTCATCACTCTGGGAGCGATGTACTTCATGCTCGGCAAGCACTGATTATGACCAGTGACGAGACACCGCCTTGCCCGGCATGCGGCAAGCCACTCGATCCGGTCAACTTCGAGCGTGACGACCGCAGCATCGTCCTGTGCTTCAACTGCGGGGAGCTGATGGTTTGCCAGGACGGGCAGTTGCGCAGCTATAGCGCGGAAGACTTGATGAAAGTGCTCAAGCGGAGTGGACTTGCGGGAAACAAAGATGAGCAAGCCAAGTGAGATCGAGAAGCTCGACACCAACGGCGGCTACCATTTCATCTGCCGCGACTGTGGCTTCGATGTCTATTCGTATGGCGTGAAACCGGAGACACCCGTGTGCGCGACGTGCCTCTGGATCACCGAGTTCGGGGCGGAGATGACCGAAGCGCAAAAGCAGGTGCTGCGCGACCGATGAAGTTCTTGACCTGTGTCTGGCGTGTCTGGTATGTCTGGCTTGTTCCACAAGGAGATGAACATGCCAGCAGATATCGATTGGGATGACAGCAGGAAGCCTCTCCCGCGCTACAGGACGTTTCATTGGCTTCGAGCAGGGCAGGAAACGCGGATTGTGTCGGTGCGCATGCCGGTCACAGTCACTGTCGAACTGACCGATCAGGCGCAGCGGGAGGGGATTACCGTCACTTGGCTTGTAAACAGAGCCATAAACTTTGAGCTGGATCGGCTTAAAGCGCTCGGACCTGCCCCTTCAGCCGACGAGCTGGAGCACGGGCGCATCTGAACTCCCCTGCGCGGACGCTAAGAAAGGCCGGAATATTCTCGAATCGCGAATATTCCGGCTTTGTCATCTTTTGTCCCGAAGGTTTAAAAAGACTTTATCCATCAATCTTTTGCTAACACCCTCCTTCTTATTATTACATATATTCGCATTTCACATATCATATCATTAGAGGTACATATATATCAATGGAGAAAGAAGACAAACACAGTGTACTATTCATGTATTACATAGACGTTGATATAGACGTTGTGGTCGGATAGAACTTGGAGGGGGGGGGGGATGCGAAGAACGCGAATATCCCTTGATTTCCTTGAGCTTTTTGCCCCGGAAATGCGAAGGGATTGCGAAGGTCGTTGCGAAGGTCGACCGGATTTGCGAAGACTGTTTCTGCCCCTGTTATCAATGGCTTATGCCACAGCGGGGTTCTTCTGAGGTAGGGGTCGCACGGGCTGGGGTTTGTGTCAAGGGGATCGTCGACACCGACCGACACGGTTTGATTTCGGTTTGATTTCAATGGCTTATTCCCGGGGCCACTTTTTCCTATAAGGCAAATCCGTTTGGATCGGGAGGATTCGGCTGGGCCGCGCCCGGGGCCACTTTTCCCTCTAAGGCGTTGATATTCGGCCTGTTAAGCCCGCCCAGACACGGGAGGGGCGTCGGAGGCGTCGAGGGCGCGCCCGCGCGCCAAAGCCCCTAGGAAGCCCGCCCACGCCCGTTCACGGGCGAGCCGCTATCCATGAGGCCGAAAACTGAAACGCCTGTCCTGGGGCTTCCTAGGGGCTTCCAGAGCCCGAACGAAAAACGCCCCGCACTAGGGCGGGGCGTTTGGGGGCGGGCGTTTGGGGCTTTCAATCGCGGCGGATGCGTTGCGCTGCCTTCCAGCGATCTAGCCAATGTTTGGGCTCGGGCTCGGGCTCGGGCGGCGGGCGCTCGCGCGCCGCGTTTCGTCGGTTTTCGTTTTTGACAGCGCCATAGAAAACGAGGGCCGCCGCTAGAACCGTTAGAACTCCGATTAGAACTCCGATTAGCATTTTGTTCCTCCCTTCACGCCACGCGCGGCGCGCCCGCGTCGAGCGCCTTCACCAGTTCAGACAATCCCACTGCCGAGAGCTGTGAGCAATCGCGAACCATGACGGCGCGCCCGTTGAACGTATGGGCGAGATTGTGCGTCAAGAGCCCAATGCCGACAATCTCGACGCCGCGCGTCGTGTACCAAGTGCACAAAGCCGCGTTGGCTTCCGCCGGAAAACTGTCATCGCCATCGGTCAACACCAGCAAGATACGGCGTGAGACGCCGCCAACTTGCAGCAATCGTTCGGCGCACATTTTCATTGCTGGCAGCATGCTCGTACCGCCCGCAGTCTGCATGCCCGCCACGGCGCGGCGCGTGTCGTTAGCCCATGCTTTCGCGAATGGCTTGGGCGTCCACAAGTGATTGTGGTCAAAAGCCGTGATCTCAAACTTGACGCCCGCCGCTTTCAACGCATCGCCCATATGCAGCGCCATCGCTTTGGCTGCGCTCAAACGATAGCCCTTCATCGAGCCCGACACGTCAAGCAAGAGCCCGACCGCAGCCTCGCGCCCTTCGTCCTCGACGCGTCGGCGAAACACGTTTTCTGAGCCCGACATGATGCCCGACAGGTTGCGCAGGTCGAGACGCCCCGACACTTGCCGGCGCTCGACGCCTACGCGTTCCGGCGATTTGACCGCCGCCGTTAGGTGACGGCGCAGCTTGGCCGGCGAAGCAATCGCCGCGCTCGCGCGCTTGGGATCGCCGCCCCGGTCAAGCAGCGCTTCTTTGTGCGGCGCGGCGTTTAGAACTGTCGCGGCGTGCGCGGCGTTCGCTCGCACGGTCGAAAGATGTTGCTTTGCCTCGCGCGCCGCGTCTTGCGCCAAGTCATCTAGGTTCGCCTCGGCATAGGTTTGCGTCGCATCGGTCAGGTCTTCCACGGGTGCGGGCGGTTCTTCCATCGCCACTTGTCCGCCGCGCCCGCCCGCGCCGGTCGCGCCTTCGCTCTTGGCTTCGCTCTTCTCGCCCTCGCCCTCGGGCGCGTCCTCGCCCTTGGGCATGTCCTCGCCTTTGGGCTTGTCTTCGCCCTCAGACGCGCCCGGAGCGCCCTTGGGCTTGTCCTCGGGCTCGACGCCCTCGGGCTTGTCCTCGGGCTTCTGGGGGGCTTCCTGCGCCCTTGGCGCGCCCGCGCCGTCCTCGGGCTCTTCTTCGACTATCTCACGCTCGCGCGGTGGGAGGGGTTCGCCCGCGCCCTCGCCCGCGCCTTCGGATGGCTCGGGCTTCGCCTTGGGCGCGGGCTTGGGCTCGGGCTTTTCCTTGGGCAACGCCGCAGCCATTGCTTTCAACTCGCGCGCCAACGCCAGCACGTCGCCAGTCGAGCCCAACGCGTCAAACCGTGCCAGCGCATGGTCGAACAAGGGCAACCATTGGGGCTTGACGCGCGCTCGCCAGTCGCTCGGAAATGTCGAGTGATAGCCCAACTTTTCCGAGAAAATTGCCATGTTGAGCACAAACGAAAATTGCTCGGGCGCGTCGAGCGTGAAACCCGGCGCGTTCAACGCTCGCGCGATAATGTGCGCGTTGAGCGCTTCCAACAGCCGGCGCGCTTCGCTCACTTGCACTAGATCGCCGCGTGTCGCGCGGGCTTCAATGCGATTGTCCTCTAGAGCGTTCACAAGCCCTTTGAGCCCGTCGACGCGTGACTGCGTTATCGCGTTCCAATCAGTCCACAGTGCATGCAAGAGTTCATGCACCGTGTATGCCGCGACCAAGTCTGCTTTCCAACGCGGTAGGCGCACGTCGAGCGGAAACGAGGGCATGCACAGCGTAAACGATGGCGGTTGCCATGCGTTGCCTTCGTCGCACGCGATTGCCGCCGTGCCAGGATACGGGCGAATTGTCCATTTCGCCCGGGCGTCACCGCCGTTGGCGACGTACAAGCGCAGACATGTCTCGCGCGCCGCGTGATAGAGTTCCATCGGTAGAACCATCTTAGCCATTTTCAGTTTCCTTCGCTCATATATTGATCTTGCGGCGTTGCGATTTGCATTCCGCTTGCTTGAAATTCTCCGCACCAAAAGTAAGCGCCGGTGACGGGACTAACGCGCCCCGAGCGCCCTTGTGGTTCGTAGGCGTGCGCAGGAGGGAAGCGGCGGCATTCGCCTAGTCCCGGCCCTGCGACTTGATGCACCCAAAAGCGGCATCGATTGCATGTTTGTTTCATTGTCGTTTAGTCCTCAGTTGTCAGTTGCAAAACAAGACACGGGCGCGGCGTCGAGCCGCGCCCGTCGAGCGCATCACAGCGTGTCGTTATCGTCGGGGAAACGAAGCCCTGCCGCGCTCACTGCGCCTTGCGCGTGCGCGTCGGGCGCGTTGGGATCAATCGTCCCGCGCGCTATGCCGTCAATCGTCGCATGCTGCGAGCGCAACGACGTTCCTTCCAACGCTATGATTGTCTCGCGGTCCTCGGGCGAAGCGCTGGCGACGATGCAAGACTGAAACGCTTTGGCGCTCGACACGCCAACGCGCACCGCCTTTGCCCAACAGAGCAAGCGCCTAGGCGTCAAACCCATTGTGAGCCTGCCAGCGTCGGCATTGTTGCGCGTCAAGCTGGCGTATTCGACCATCAGACGCGCGCATTCCGCATGCACGCCGGTATGGTTCGCTAGCATGGCGATTTCGCTTGACGCCGGAAGAAACGAGAACTCGACGCGAAAGGCGAACCGATCCATAAACGCCACGTTGACCGGCGCAGTGTCGACATAGCGCCCGCTATCGTCGCCAGAGCCCGCCGTATTGTCGCACGCGACGATAAACACGCCGTCTGCGGCGCGCACCACTTCGCCTGTTGGAAGGTGAATTTCCCGCGTGTCGAGCGCCGTCATGAACACTGCGAGCGAGCCCGAACGCAATAGCGTTGGCTCGTCAATCAGGATGACGCAATGCGGAATGCGAAAGGCCCTAGTTAACTTCCCGTCACGCCATTCCATGCCGCCACCCCGGCGCGGCATTTCTTGCCCGATGATTTCTTGCGGCTCGGTCGTGCGATCAATCGGAATGCGCACAAACGGGCGGCCCAAGCGCGCGGCGTACTGGCGAACCCCCTCGGTCTTGCCCGTGCCAGCGTGCCCATACGCCCATGCGTTCATTCCCGTCACGTCGGCGGCCCCGAGCTGCGCCAACGCCTCGACGTTCCAGACGTAGGCCGGATCAATCGCGGGCGCTTCTGCGTAGTCGCAGACGTGCACGAACACGTTTTCCCATGCATAGCGATACGCGTTGGGCGCGTCGCTGCGGTTCATGCCAAATGCTTTGAAAAGCGCGCTTTTGCGCAGGACGTTGACGACGGGCGCGGCGCTCGACGCGACGCCGTCAATGTCGACATGTTTCACGACAGTCTTGACGACAGTGCGCGGGCCTTTCGTCGCAGCTTCGACAAACGGTCGCAACAGTCCCGGCATCATCTGCGCAAGGTGCGGCGTCATATGCGCACTAGCGGGCGCGAGCGCTTCGGCAATCAATGCTTCTGCGTCTTTCCCTTCGAAGCCTTCGAAGCCCTCGCCTTCGTTGTCGAGCGCTTCGACGGGCGGCGCGGCGGGCGCGTCGAGCGTCGCGGGCGTTTCGTTATCCATTTCGTCACTTTCCTCATCGTTGGCGTCAAAGGTCGCGGTCAGGTTCGCCGGATTGACTGCGGGCTGCGAAAAGAAGCTGACGAACGCTGCGTTCAGATCAAAGCCCAAGTCATCGCAAGCTTGGCGTATGTCTTCGCCGGTTATGGTCGAAGATCGCTTCGTCCATCCCTTCACCGCCATGTAGCGCGCCCAACCGGGATGCGCCTTCAGTTCACTCAAGACATGCGGGCGAAACGCGCGGCCTAGTTTTATGTGGTCAAATTTTGTTGTCATTTCGGGTAGGTCTCTCGATTGTCGTAATCGGGCAAAAGCGCCCGCACATGCCCGGGCAATCCTGCCCGGGCATGAACTGGCGCTTTTCAGTTGAGGATGTCAGCGAGTTGCAGAAGCTCGATCAATCGGCGCGCCCATATCCTCGCGTCGTGATCTTTTCCGCAGCATTTGTAGGCGATGGCTTTTGCCAGGGCTTGCGCGACTGCGCTTCGATCAATCGTCATTTTGCCAGCACCAAAGCGACGAAAGCGCCCCACCACATGATGTTGCCTACGACTACGAAAACCAACATCATAATGTCGTTTGTCGTTATTGCGTTTCGATCTATCGTTGTCATTTCAGGTACTTAGCCTCATTTCAGCCAGACGACGTGTCTGGCGTGCCAACTATGTACCAGACACAATCAGACAAAGCAAACACTTTCATACAATATCAGCAGGCTTTTCCGATGATTTTTCGCGTGCTATCACGCCCGACATGTCAGACACGCAATTCAGCGCCCTCGACTGGCGGCCTTCGTCTAAACGGGCGAGCTATCCGCGCGTCCGATCCTGGGGCGGGCAGAAGCAAGCGCCCGCCGCGTTCCTCGCAGCTGCGCGCCTATCGGGCTTCGCCTCGGGCAAACATCGGCGCTGCGATCATTGCACGCGTTGGGCGCTCAAGGGGCTAGGCGTGTGTCGCTGGCACGGTGGAGCAACCCATGCATCGAAGGGCCGCCCCTACGTCAGAACCGCCCGCACAATCGCGCTCACGGCGTCACAGCCCGCAGACGATTGAGACGGGCGCAGACACGCCAGACACGGTGGCGCTCGCCAAATCAACTTTGCAAGCGATATGTCGAGACGAAAAAAGCCCTGCTGCGGCGCGTGCTCAAGCCGCGCGCACACTTTTGGAACTCGCCGGCGCGCTCAAAAACACGACCGCAGACACGGCGCGAAAAACCGCGCCGGAACTCACGCTGGAAGAGCTTGACGCACGGCTCGCAGCGCTGGCGCATGACGGCGCGTGACTGCGCAGGCACAGCTAACCAATTGATATCGTTGGTGTCTGCGCTCCCTGGTGGAGGGAGCGCCCCGCGCCCCTGCGCTCGCGCGGGCGCGCGCCTTCGCCCCCCGGGGTGCGCGCGCGGGGCGAGCGCGCGTGTGCAGACGTATGGAGAAAATTCTCGTGTCTCCAACTTCGGAGATCACACTTACATCACACTTTGGGACCGGCGGCGGCAAGCTCGCCCAGGAGACACGGCGACAGGTTTATGACGGGCTCCGACGTGGTCCTCGGCCCCGCCGGCTGAGTGTGGTCGCGTGCTGCTGGGAGGTTCAGATACGCCCTTCGGTCTGTGCGACCCGCTCTTCGAGCTGTTCGATCCGCGCCCATAAGCGTTTGATCGACGTTTGGATCTCCGCCTGTTCTTGAAGGATCTTGCGCATGTGGCCCGCCAACAGGTTGAACGCTCGCTCCAGCCGCCATAGGGCGTAGGCCAGGACCAGGACGCAGGCCATGACGCCAATGGTGTGAACAGCCTGGATACTCGGCATTTTGCTTCCGTTTGCTTCTCGTGCTGCTGGGAGGTTCTCATGCGCCCTTGCGCCCGCATTTCTCGTCCACGTCGAGCGCCAGCTTGTCGATCTGCGCTTGTTGGTCATCGAGCCGCTTGAGGATCGCATACTGACTGACAATGGTGTCCTGAACGTCGAGGTGATGTTTCCTGAGACGCCGGTCCAGATCCCGAAAAGATAAGGCGATGACGACGGTGAGCGCGATGATCATCACCGTTTGCCAGATGTCGATGATCACTCCGAGAGACATTGGCGGCCTCCCTTTTTTATTGTTGGCCCCATGTTAACACCCGAAAGCGGCAGGGCGCACTGGGTAGAACTACCTAGGCCGCGCCGGAGCGGGTGTCCTGGGAGGTTCAGATGAGCCCCTGTCGGCAGACACGCTCGACATGCACGACAAAACCCCGTATAGCTCGCTTTCAGAGCCGCTCTTTGGACCGCTCGGCATGGTCCGTCGCCCTTCTCCCGCGAGCGGCGCATGGCGTTTCCGAAGCCTCCCGAAAAGATTGTCGCCTTCAACAGCGGGCCTGTCGCGTCGCACGACATCGGCCGTCAGTTCGACGAGCACCGCCGCGCGAGCGCCGAAGTCATCGACTTCCTGCGCACCGTCGTGCGCGACGACGGACGCTTGAAGAACGGGCTCATCGGTCCCGAGCAGCTCGACCCGAAACTGCCGGAGATCCTGGCCGAACGCGCCGTCAAGGCGATGAGCGATCTGCTCGCCAACGTCCTCGACAGCGCCTCGCGGGCGCAGGCGTCAGCCGCCGAGGTGTGGCGCATTCAGGAAAGGATCGAGACGGCCCGCCGTGACATCGCCGCCAGCGCCGACGCGATGTCGCGTGCGTCCGAGGAGGTTCGAATGCGCCTCCAGAACCTCGACGCCGAAGTCGAAACGCGCGTGTCTGCGCTCGTGCCAACTGGTGTGTTGGGCCCTCAGTACACGAACTTCTACGCGACCGACGAGCAAAGCTCGCAGCCGCTCTCGTCGGACTACGCCCAGGTGAGCATCGAGTGGGCGGAGCATATGCCCGACACCATCCCGCCGAACGTGCTCGCGATCAACGCGATCACCGGCGATCACTGGTCGTCGCGATGGTGGGCCAACCGCAGCGCCAACGCGTTCGGCATGCTGGCGTGGTGGTATCAGGGCGCATGGCCGCAGCCCGGCCCGCCGACAACCCCGAACACCCCTACGGGTCAGCCCATTCCGCCCGGCGCGATGTACTTCGACACCACGCTCGGCGTGATGATGGTGTGGAACGGCTCGACGTGGGTGAACGCCTCCGCGCCCGCCAAGGGCGTGACCGCGACACTGTACTATCTCGCGACCATCAATCAGACCGTGTTCCCTCTCAATGTAGTCGACCGCAACGGCAAGACTTTCGCCTTCAACCAGACCGCCCCCGAGGGTTTGCAGGCGTTCGTGAACGGTGTTCGGCTTGAGCCGACCTATGACTTTACCGTCGACACCGTGGGTTCGTCGGTGACCTTTTTGCGCGGGCTGACGACGAACAGCGTGGTCGCCTTCGATCTTCTCACCCCGGCGGCGCAGCTCACGCCCAGCGGAACCGTCAACACGGTGCTGATGAGCCCCATCACGCCCAACGGAACCACCGCAACGTTCGGGCTCACCGTGGCGTCGAACGGACATACCGCCAGCATCGCCAAGAACGAGGAGCTGCTGGTGTCCGTCGATGGCGTCATCCAGTCGCCCGGGTCCGCCTACAACGCCACCGGGACGATCATCACTTTCGTCGAGGCCCCCGCCGCCACCGCCAACATCTTCATCGTCTGGTTCGGGCCGCCCAACCCATGACCGTCACCCGCGCCTTCGACACCGCCCAGTTCGTGCCGTCGCCCGGCAACAACAACGTCAACGACGGCGCGCTGATAAGCTCGGTCGGGCCGCCGTTCATGACTTCGTTCAAGCCGGTCGTCACTAGCGTCAATCCGGGCGTGACCGTCGGCGCGTCGATGCCGGCGGCGACGGCGCAGAACCAGATCCTGATCTCTGGCGCTGGCCCGGGGTTCGCATGGGCTCTTGGGACGAACCCCGCCGCAGCGGCGAGCGTGCCTGCGCCGACCGCGCAGTACAACCTGCTCATGGCCGACGCGACGCCGAGTTGGCAGAACACCGACATCCCCACGGTGCTGGCGCACGGCGGCGCAGTCACTCAAAGCGCCGGAGGAACCTTTGCTGTTGGCGCGAGCCTTGTCTTCACTGCGATGGCGTCGCTGACAAAACGAATTGATGGAAGTGACCCGAACTTCTCCCAGCTTGATAATTTTACCCTCGACTGCGGCACGTTTTGACCCTGCGTAGACACGCGACATAGGGAGGCTACACAGCCATGACGACCAGAATTCAGATCATCCGGTCATCGACGCCGGGAGCCGTGCCTGCCGCAGGCACGCGCTCGCCTGGCGAATTGTGGACGACTTTTCCCGATCTTCAGTTGGGCGTGATCGACGCGTCGAAGAACGCCCAGAAACTGGTCGGTGTGCGCTTCTTCTCGACTACGGCGAATTACGCCGTTGGCGACTTCGTCATTCAGGCAGGCGTGCTTTACGTAGCGAAAGTCGCGGTGACGGCGGGGGCGTTCAACGCCACCCAATGGACGCAGGTCGCCGCCGCGACTGACGCTGGCGGGCCGTATCTGGCGATCAGCGGCGGAACGCTGACCGGCGCGCTGATCCTCGCCGCCGATCCCGGCACGGCTCTTGGCGCGGCGACCAAGCAATATGTCGACGGCAAAGTGGGGCCGTATCTGCCGTTGGCGGGCGGCGTCCTGAGCGGCACGCTCGCCGTTGGAGTTGGAAGCACAACCGTCAATGCGCTGACCATCATTCCTGGAGCTAATCCCGCAAACGCCAATCCGGCTCAGATCAATGCGTTTGATCAGACTAGCGGCGTATTGATCGCTGGCGCTTGGCAATCGATCAAGAGCGGCGGCATTGCTGTTTTGGCTGCGCAAGGCAACGGTTCAATTATTAAGATTGGTCAGGGCAGTCCAAATAATCTGACATTCGATAACAACGCCAATGGCGGCGTTTTCATGCTGATGGATCAGACATCGGCCAATGCTAATCCCGGCAATTATTTGCAATTGCTCAATGCGCCGCTCGGCAACCCTTCGACGGCGGTTATTCAGACGGCGGGAGGAAGCGCGAACCGCAGCATCCAACTTGTGCCGAACGGTACGGGCACGGTGCAAGCGCCCACCGCTGCGCCGGGAACCGCCACTACGCAGATCGCCACGACTGCCTTCGTCGCCGCTGCGATGATGGGCGACAACCGGCTCATCAACGGCAATTTTACCGTCAATCAGCGCGGGCAAGTTTCTGGAACGGCTCTTGCTGCTGCTGCTTACGGTCATGACCGCTGGAAAGCGGGAGCGGCGGGCTGCACCTACACTTTCACCGCCGCGTTGCCCGATACGACCGTAACGATCACTGCCGGCACGCTGACCCAGATCATCGAGGCGGGCATGATTGAGGGCGGCGTCTACACGCTGTCGTGGACGGGAACGGCGCAGGCCCGCGTCTATCAGGGAACGCCTGCCGGCGCTTATGCGGCGAGCCCGATCATAACGGCGGCGCTGCCCGCTGGCGCGAACACCACAGTCGAGTTCAACGCTGGGACTTTGACGCGGGTCAAGCTGGAGATCGGCTCCACAGCAACGCCGTTCAACCGGCAGTCGCTGGCCAAGAGCATGGCGGATTGCCAGCGGTATTATCAGACCGGGCAGTTGTACTTGACGGGCCAGGCCGGGACTGCGGGCCAGACCTTTTCTTATGGGTACACACCTCCCGTTGTGCTGCGCGTGCCGGGGCCGTGGGCGCTGACAATCCTGTCGAACAGCAACAGCAATTGGACGACGGGTGCGGTCAACTACGGCGGGAGTGGCATCGTCAGCGCGCAGGGCACCGCCGTCGCGGCGGGCGCGGTCACGATCAACATGAATTGGGCCGCCCCAGCGGAGCTTTGAGAATGACCTACACACAAGTTTGGGACGCAGTGCAGGGCCAAGTCAGCGATCAGTGGGTCGAGCGCGACGAGGACGGCGCGCGCATCCCCAACGATCCCGTCAACTCGGATTGGGCGACTTTCTTGGCGTGGCTCGATCTGGGCAACGAGCCCAAGGCCGCCACGCCGCCCCTCGCGCCAGAAACCGGGCTTCCGTGAAGCGTATGGCCGCCATCCTCCTCGCAACCAGCCTTGGCGGCTGTTCGCTGTTGGCGGAACGCCTCGCCAACGGCGCGCTGGTCGAGCCCAACGGAGCCGTGGTCGAGCCCAACGGAGCCGTGATCGAGCCTTCGGGCGTCGTTGTCGAGCCTGACGGTCGTGTCGTTCAACCGCAACGCGACGAAGCTATTGAAACCGTCATCACCGGACTGAGCGAGGCGCAGCAAGTCCGGACCCTCACGCGCCAACTTGCAAGGTGACGCCATGACCAAAATTGTTATCGTCGGCGAAGCTTACTACAGTGACCTTCGCCCCGATCAGGGCTTGCCTCCCGGCCAGCCGCCTTCGATCTGGCCCTCGCCGGGATATCCTGCCCATCCGATTGCGCCGGGAGGTCCGCCCCTCGGCATTTGGGGCGGGATCGCGCCACCCGTCCCGACGCATCCGTGGGTGCCGCCATCCGGCGAGACGCTGCCCCCGCCGCCCGACGACATCGTCAATCAGTATGTCGCCGCCGTTTGGAACCCGACCAAACAGGAGTGGCGTGTCACCGTTAGCGACGACACGACCGCCACGCCCAAGTAACGGGGAGAGATCCGATGAGCCCCCTCGGTATCGTCCTCTTGATCGTTCTGGTTCTGATCCTGTTCGGCGGTCTCGGCGGGGGCTCCTACATCGGCGCGTGGCCCTACGGCTACGGCTACGGTCACGGCGGGGTCGGGCTGGTTGGCGTGCTCGTCGTCATCCTGCTCGTCCTGCTCGTGATGCGGCTCGTCTAACAAGGAGGTTCAATCATGGCGTTTCCAATGCGAGGCGGACCGCCGCCCGGGCTTCCTCCCGGCGGTCCTCCGCCGATGGGCGCAGGAGCGCCCTCTGGGGGAGGATTGGGCGGCCTCTTGGCGGCGCTGTCGCAGCGCCACGGCCAGCCCGCAAGCCTGACCATGCATCCCGGCCCCGGCGGTCCTCCCGGCGGCATGCCCCCGATGGGCGGCGGCGGACCTCCGGCCATGCCGCCCATCGCGGGCGGGCCGCCCCCTGGCGGACCTCCCGGCATGGGCGGCGGACCGCCGCCGGGCCTCCCACCGATGGGCGGTCCGCCGCCCGGCATGGGCCGACCGCCGCCTCCGGGCCCGCGCGCAGCTCCGGTCGGGGCCGGACGCGCGCCTGCGCCGCGCGCGGCGGCTCCAAGAGGCGTTCGCGTCAAGTCGGCCCCGGTGCGGGTGTCGTAGGAGGGTTCAGAAATGACGATTGGCGACAAGAGCGCCCAGTCCTACGGCTGGCGCGTCAAACTGGAAGCCCCTCTGCCTGACGGCGAGGGGATCAAGATCCCCACGCCGGGCATCGATCAGCGCTACACCGATATTCGTCATGCCGACATCACCGTCGCTTCGACCAACAAGGTCTATCGCGACGGCGACGCCGGGATCGATCTGGCGTTCGACATGACCGAAGGGGCCGAGACCGTCGAGGTGTCCAACCATACCGGCTCGACATGGCCGCTCGGCGACGAGATCTACGTGTTCTGCCCCCATCTTCTGGCGGAAGGGGCCAACGAGTGGGACCTCAAGGGGCAAATCTGGGATCTCCAGCAACGCGTGTCTGCGCTGGAAGGCGCGACCATGCAGCAGACGCAAAAACCGCCAAGAGACGCTTCTGAACCCTCCAAGGCTGCGCCTGCGCCCGTTAAAGCCGCGATCCCGCCCGCGAAGCCGCCGAATTCGCCGACGAGGGGCCCAATTCCGCCGACAAGGGATCGATGAGCGACCGGATCGAACTCAGGAAGCTGCTCGAACGCAAGAAGGCGATCCTTCTGGCGCGCGACGACGTGATCGCGTTCGCCCGATTTATGATGCCGATCCCCGACGCGCAGGACGACGTGTCTGTGTCGCTTTACCGGCCCGCCAAACACCATCGCGTGCTCGGCGCGGCCCTCGAAGAGGTCGAAAAAGGTGTCTACAAGCGGCTCCAGATCACCCTTCCGCCCAGACACGGCAAGACCAAGCTCGCCTCGCACCTGTTCGCGGCCTGGTTCATAGGCCGGAACCCGGAGAAATCGCTGATTTGCGCCACATATTCCGAAAAATTCGCCTGGGATCACGGTCGGGCGGTGCGCGACCTGATCGAAAGCCCTCTTTTCCGGCAAATTTTCCCGAATGTGCGGCTCAAGAGCGGCTCTGCAAGCATGGATCGGCTCGAAACCGAAGACGGAGGCGTGCTTTTCTTCCTCGGGCGGGGTTCTGGTGCGACCGGACGCGGCGCGGACGTGATTTTGCTCGACGATCCGACCAAAGACCGCAAAGAGGCCGACAGTCCGACGATCCGTGAGCAACTTTGGTCCTGGTATACCCAGGTTTTGCAGACACGGCTGATGACCAAGGCCGGAGCTATCGTCATCATCCAGACACGCTGGCACGAGGACGACTTGATCGGGCGTTTAACCGATCCGCAGAACCCCTGTTACTCCGCCAGCGAAGCCAAGAAGTGGCGGGTGATCGACATGCCGGCGATTGCGCGCGAAAAGGACGTTTTGGGCCGCAAAAAGGGCGAAGCCCTGTGGCCGGAGCGGTTCGACCGCGAATATCTCGACAACATCCGCGAAACCGACATTCGGGGCTTTCAGGCGCTCTACCAGGGCCGCCCGACGCCCGAAGAGGGGAGCTTCTTCAAGGCGGTTCATATGCGCACCTACGCGCGTGTCTCTGACATGCCGCCGAAAGAAAGACTTCGCTTTTATGGCGCGAGCGATCACGCCGTGTCTCTCGAACAGGGCCGCGACAAGACGTGTCTGATGGTCGTGGGTGTCGACGATCACGACCAGATGTGGGTCCAGCCCGATATTTTCTGGCAGCAGGCAGACACGCAGCTCGTCGTCGAGACGATGACCATCTTGATGGAGCGTTACAAACCCCTCTTTTGGTGGGCGGAAAAGGGCCATATTTCGAAGAGCATCGGCCCGTTTTTGCGCAAGCGCATGCTCGAAAAGCGGGTGTTCTGCTCGCTCGACGAGCTGACGCCGGTCGGCGATAAGCAGACACGCGCCCAGAGCGTGCAGGCGCGCATGTCGATGATGAAGATCCTCTTTCCTGGGTTCACGCGCTGGTGGGCCGAGGCGCACGATCA